GCGTCGTCGACGGCGGACGACACGATCGCCTCGATCTCGTCGTCGTCCATGGGCTTGAAGGGGCCGTCGTCTTCGACCTCGACCTCAATCTCACCCTCGATGAGCATCATGTCCATCTCGTCGTCGGAGGCCAGCTCGCGGTCGCCGTATTTCATGTCGATCATTGTGGGCCCCCTAGCTGCCGCATCGTTTCGCCCGCCCCGGCGGCTCCGCCGGCTGCGGCGGCGCCCATAACACCCGAACGGATGCGGCCGGCCAGCCCGTCTATAGCCTGCTTCAGGGCCATCATTCCACTCTCGTCAATAAGCGCGCGGCGCACAATCTGCGGGTCGCTTGACAGCAGGACGTTTAACAGTTGCACGCGCTGCCGTTCGGACAGCTGCGGCGCGGCCGCCTTGGCCAGCTTTGTGCCGACCGAGAGCAGGGCGGCCGGGTTCATGCTGATGGCGCCGGTGATGTCGCTCGGGCTGATCCCGGTGCCGAGGCGCTGCGAGGCGCTCTGCACCAGGGCAGTCGACGGCCCGCGAATGATGTCCCCCCGCGCCGCTTGGGACTGCGCCGCTACGCCCATCTTCTGCAGCACGTCGTCGTACGTGTCGGGCGGCAGAATGGCGCGCAAGATTGAGCTCTCCTTGCGCTCCGGGTTGGTCAGCGTCGCCATCAGGTTGGTGCCGCCGGCGCCCTTGACCTTGCCCCGCAGCGCGTCCATCGCGCCATTGCGCAGGGCCGCCAGCTGGGCCTCCCCCGCCGCGCCCTTGCGCAGCAAGTCGTCCACAAGAATTTCTACCTCATCCGCGCTGCGGTTGAACAGCTGCTGGCCCGTCTCAAACGCCTCCCGCTCGGTCGACAGTTTTGCCCAGTTGGATCGCGTCGCTGCCAGTCCGGTCGCCGTGACATCAAGCGGCTCGCGGATTGCCGTCTCAATGGTCTTGAACGTCTCCCCCCAGGGAGATCCGGCGCGGAACGCCTCGTCCTTCTTGCCGGCGATAAAGCGCCTCGCGATCTCCGCCTCCTGTACCGTCGGCGGGCGTGTGAAGGTCACCGCGCCGTCAGCCGCCACATCGAAGAACGGCATTGTCTTGGTTTCGGCCCGGACAAAGGCCGACATCTCTTTGGCCACGCCCGGCACGCGCTGGAAGGCGTCGGACAGGGCCGCGCTGACCTCCGGCGCCGCCTCGCCGCCGCCGTCCGCGAAGAGCCGCTTGTAGGAAGCGCTCTCGGCCGCCTTGGCCTGCTCCTGCGTCATCCGCGCGCCGCGCAGCACGTTCTCGTCGCCGACAGACGACAGGTACGACTGGATCTCGGTCATGGCCTCCGCGCGCTTCTGCGGCGGGCGAAGGTCGAACGTCTGGCGCACCATGGACTCGCCCTTGCCGCCTTGCGCCATCAGCGCGCGGACGCTCATCCTCAGCGTGGCGTTCTCGGCCATGATCTCGCCGCTGGCAATGCGCTGCACGATTTCGTCGGGCGACAGCCCGGTCGACTCCGCTAGGCGCTGCAGCTCAAACTCGACGGCCTTACCGCCGCGCCCGCCGACAAGACGGCGCGCCGTGTCCGTCACCGCCTTGGCTCCGGCGACGATAGGGTAAGTGACCGCGCCGGCAACCGGGCCGGCTATGGCTCCCCCGACTGCCCCAGACGCCGTGCCTTTCAGCCGCTCCAGAGGGCCGCCCTCGGCCGTGCCAAAACCGTAGCCGGCGCCGTAGATGGCGCCCTGTTTCATCAGCGTGGGGGCGGCCTGCATCAGACGGGCCATCAAGGGGGCGGCGGTGGCCGGCGCCGCCGCGCCGCCGGTAAATATAGTGGCGACTGCGGCCGGCACTGCCGCCCCGCCAACCTCCGCCGCCAGGCTCTCGATCGGATAGTCGCGGCGGTACGCCTCCAGCTTGGCGCGCTCCTGGCCGAGCCGCGTCTCATACTCTTGGCCGCCGCGCCCGATTAGGGAACCGACGGCGGAGATCGGGTTGGTGGCCGCCGCGATCGCCTCGTCAGACAGGCCGAAGGTCGCCCCCTGCGCAGCCATACGGACCGGCGCGCGCGAGCTTTCGGCCGCCTTAGCGGCGTCGATGTATCGCTTTGCAGCGGCAAAATCTCCTGCGCTCACTGCCTTGCGCCCGGCCGCCTTCAGCTGCTCAACGCTGTAGTTTGTCTCGTCGGCCATGCCCGCTACTCCAGGTATCGCAAGTCTTCGGGGGTCAGGATCGTGCTACCGGGCGGGGGTGCCGTCTCTGTCCCCAGCTGCGTCTCGATAAATTGTTTCACGTTGGCCATTGGGTCAGGCAGGCTCTGCAGCATCTGCATGCCCTCCGGGCGCCCCAGCTGACCCGTCAGGATGGCGTTGGCGATCTCACCCTGCGCAATTTTATACTCCGCCATGCCGCGCATGGTTTGCGTGATGATGGCGTTGCCCTGCGGGCTGTTCAGCAGCTGCGGCAGGCTGGATTTGAACAGCGCCACGTCGCGGTCAGACATGGTGCCGGATCCCGGCGGGCGCTGAGACGGAACGAGCTGATTGATGGCCGCATCGAGCGCCTCAATCGCGCCGCCGGTGCCGAGGTTCACGCCCAGGTTGTTCTTGGCAAAAGCCTTCCACGCGTCGACGTTGCCACCAATACCGGTGGACAGCAGCTGGTCGATCACGTCGACGCGGCCTATGTCTGCGCGCGCGTTTATCGCGTCCTGCGACATGGCGTTGAACATGGTGGCCTGGCCCTTGGCCGCCTCGACACCGAAAGCCTCATCCGCCTTCATTCCTGTGTTCACGTTCGTCACAGATCCGCCGGCACCAGCCCGAGCCATCTCGGCCGCCTCGTCCGGCGTCTTGCCCTTGGACAGCCAGTACTCATAATTCTGGATCATGGCGGTGCGGTTATCTTCCTCCGACGCCACCTCCTCAGCATAGAACCGACCGTCTGGGCCGAACTGACCGGCTTGAGCCCCATATGCTGCGGCTTCTTGGGGCGTGGCACGGCGGAATTCAGGCTGTGGGTTTTGCAAGTTTTGCAGTTCCAACTGCTTAATCTGCATATTGAGCGCATCCATCGGGTCCGCAGGCCTTTCCCGCGACAAAGCCTCATTGACCACAGAGCCCGCGTCGATAGAACCAGTTTCCAAGGCAGCAGCCAGATCATCATGCCCACGCGACCGCAGCCACTGCGCCGTGCGGTTTGCTGCCTGCTGCTCGCCGCGCTGCTCTTGCCGCTGCCCCACCACGGCCGCCAAGTTCTGGTCCGGGTTCATGCGCAAGCTGTTGAAGGCCAGCGCGAGGCTGTCCATCAGGCTACCGCTGCGCAGGCCCTCGCCGACCCGTTGCCCGAACGTCTGCGGCTGCTCTTCCGGCATTCCCAAAAGGCCCATGCCCATCGTCCCCTTACTGCTTCTCGTGACGTTGCCGCCGCCCTGACCGCCCAAGATCGACGCCACATAGTTTTGTGTTTCCTCGTACGGCGGCACGCCGCCATACTTCTGCACCGCGCCCGGGCCGGCATTGTACGCAGCCAGCGCCAGTCTCGGGTCACCAAAGGTGTCCATCTGCTGGCGCAAGTATCGGGCGCCGCCCTCGAGGTTCTGCAGCGGGTCGCGCGGATTGACGCCAAGATCCGCCGCCGTGCCAGGCATCAGCTGCGCCGGGCCGTAGGCACCGGCAGAGCTGGTGACGTGCGGCTGGAACCCGCTTTCCTGCTGGATCAGGCGCAGGAACAGATCCGGGTCCACACCGTTGCGGCGGGCTGCTTCGATGGCGGCGGCGCGAAGGTCCATGTCTTACCCCACGAACCCGGCCGCGCGGCGGGCGCGATCCATCAGCGGGCGCAAAGCGCGCTTGAGGATGGGAGCCCTGCGGACGACGCCGGCGAACCACTCACCGTGCGTGGCGTACAGAAAGAATCTTCTTCCCCGTAAACCTCACGCGCGACCCAGCACAGGCCGAGGCCGCCGGCTATCTGCGCGCCAGCCGCTAGGTAGTCGAACAGGCCCTTCTTTTCCGTGCCGGTCTGCGTCTGCGTCTGCTGCCCCATATTGGCCCCGCTGAGGGCCGCCATCTGGGTAGCCAAGGCGTTTTGTGGCGCGCCGGTGAAGCCGCCGTACTGGCCGCGGGCGGCGTCAATCAGCGCCTGGTTCATTGCCTGCTGCAGCTGCCCCTGCTGCATCTGCTGCTGGCCGATCTGCTGGCCGTAGCCAAAGCCGAGGTTGGACAGATTGCCCAGCTGGCCGGCGGCCTGCAACTGCGTACCCTGCTGCTGCTGCGCGGCGCCCAGGGCCGTGTTGAAGCCGGTGTTGTAGAGGTTGCCCAGCGTCTGCCCCGCCTGGTCAAAGAAGGCGCGGTTTGTCTCGCCCTCGGCCACACCCTGGCGAGATCCACCGAAGGCGCGCGCATTGGTCGCCTGCGCGCCCAGCTGGTTCATCGACATCTGCCGCGCGCGCTCCATCGCCTGCATCGTCGGGTCGACGACAGCCTGCGTGAAGGGGTTCATGAAGGCGCCGATGTTAGGCATGCCAGTCATGGCGCCCTGCGTGCCCTGAAGTGCGCCGGTGTAGGCGTTGGCCGACTGCTGGTACACGTTCTGGCCCGGCTGAGCCATTGGCGCGGCGGGCGTGACGGTGTTTGCGGGGTTGAAAGCGGTTCCCATTATTTCTTCTTCCCTGCGCTAGGCTTAGACGGGGGCCCCGATCTTGGCTGTGGCCCGTAAGACATGGCGCGCGCCTTGGTGTCAGCCTTGGTGCTGTAGGTGTCGAACGACGTGTTGCGCGAGCTGGCCGATCCCTGCCTTGGCTCGTTCGGGTCGCGGTACATCGGGGCGCGCACCGTCTGCGCCATCATCGATGGCGGCGGGGCTCCGTACACACCCGTCGGCGGGGCACCCGTCTGCGGATTGATGAAGGGCGCCCTCAGCGCCGCGTACTGGCCCGGGTTGCGTGCCTCCAGCGCCGCCAGCGCCTGGTCGTACAGACTGCCGGAGCTGTAGCCCCGCATGCCGTTCGCGAAGGTCTGCACTTCGGGCATGCCCGCCATCGGGCTGGGCGTGCCGCCCATGCCGAAGGCTGACGCGCCCATGTTCGTGTTGGCGATCGCCGCCTCCTGCAGGGGCGTCATCGCCGCCACGTCGGGGCCGTAGTAGGGTGTGTAGCCGATCTGGGCTGTCTGGTTCGCCCTAGCCAAGTTCGCCTGCGCCGCTTCCTGCAGCCACGCAGGGATCTCTACCGTTGTGGTTTGGGTGTTGCTGCCGCCGCCCGCCATGCTAAATCTCCCGGCCCATTACAATCATCGTCGGCTCCCAGCCGAGGTGTTTCATCGCGCGCTGCCAGCCGAACCGGCCGGCGAGCGTCATGCTGCCGCATCCCTGCCCGCGGCCCCACTCGGCCGCGTCTTCGATCATCTCGAACAACTGATCCATGTCACCGCCGGCCAGGAATACGTGCAGCACCTTCTTCTGAGGGTATAGCACAAGTTCGGTGACGGCACACCCCCTCGGGGCTGGCCACAACTGCATGCGCCCCAGGGCGATCCCGGCCGCCACATCTTCGAAGGTGTGCGTCCCCCCGCTGTACTCCAGCGCGTCCTCGATCCAGGGGCGGCAGCGTTCCATCTCCGTCATGCCTGCACCCGCGTAATATTGAGCGTGATCGACGGGGCTACGGGCGCGTAGGCTGTCGCTGGGGTTGCGTGAAGATAACCTTGGACCCGGTTCACCGCCCACATGACATTCAGCACGGTTCCCGCCGTTACGGTGAAGATTGATGTGCGGGATACAACGGTTGTGGCGTCGTTGTTGTGCAAGCTGGCGACGATCGTACTGCCCGGCACGTCCGACCCGTTGATGCGTGGCCAGAATCTGAACGTAGTGGTCGAACTTGACGTCGAACTGATCTGCGCGGCGAAGGCTAATTCGTACAGCCCGCCCTCGACAAAAGTGATTTCAGTCAGCGGCGAGCCGGTCAGCGTGATGCCCTGCGACGCAATGTTGTCCAGAGCGATCTTGTAAGCCGTGTTAGCCGCCGCCGCCGTTATATCAACGTCTTGGCTGAAAATGGCGTACCCATCGGCCAGCACGATCTGCCGCCATACGCCATCCTTGGATATGACCGGGTAGCCGCCGGCGGGATCCCACAGCAGCGTGCCGTCCTGCGTGGCCGAGGCGGCCGCGTCCTTGAACGTCAGGTTGTCCCACGTCCGAGCCAGCCAGCGGCGCAGATCGTTCGCCCAGGTGCTGTAGTCGGCGCCGACTGGTGGGATGCCAAACCTCACCGCAGGCCGCCCTGGCGCACGTCAACGCGCGGCACGCCCCACCGCCAGTCGGTATTCTGCTCACCCGTGACGCGCATCGACACCTGTCGGCCGGTGAAGCGCAGGTTGGTCGGGTTGGCCATGGAGTACGGGCCGTAGGTCCGCTCGACGTCGTTCGGGTAGAACCGCGCGCGGAAGGTGGTCGTGACCTGCCCCTGCGTTTTCTCGTCCGGGATCAGCATCAGCGCGCTCATGACCGTATCGCCCGTCGCGATCTGCACCGGCCCGCTCTCGGCGAAGACTTCCGACCCGCCCGTCTGGTTGCCGATCTCGTGGTTCACCGCCGAACCAGTTGGTGTCATCCAGATCGGCGTGGTGAAGATCCCGACGTCAACGCCGCTGGTGCGGGCCATGCTGCCCGTGCTCCAGTGCTTTTCCTTGTAGTTGTAGGTGACGTATCGATCGTTTTCCAGACTGCCGCCTGACGGGTAAAACCACCAGATCTCGTTGTATTTGGCGTTGGCCACGGCGGCCACCTTGGAGATCTGCGTGCGGTTGATGTCCTCGAAGACGTAGTCCGCCACTTCGCACGGCACCTCACTCACGGTCCCGCCGGAGTAGACGTGGAAATCTCCAGGGCCCATCCAGAAAACGCCCGCGTCCACCGAGGCCGCGCACAGGCGGGAGACGGCACCGCAGGAGGATCCGACCCGCTCAAACCCATAGACGAACGGCGGCCCTTGGTATGTCGCCGTGTGTGCATCCTGGTCGGTGAGGATCAGGGCCTGCCCGCGTGTGCGGATGCCGAGCATGATCTGCCCCGCCGTCTGCAGCTCTATGTCGCCCGCCTCGTTCGTGGCGAGCGGCGTCCACGTCGTGTTGTCCTCCCGGTCAGACCACTGCACGCGGCGGAAGTTGCCGCCCGGCCCGAAGGCGAACAGGAACCGCTCCTCCGTCACCATAAGCCCGTCGCAGCCCGTGGGCGCATTGGTGATGGCGACCGCGTCGTTTGCCGTGTTCAGCTGCCACTCCAGCAGCCTCCCGTCGTACGGGTTGCACGCGACGAGGTACTCGCCCCAGGTGTCCAGCGACCACGTCGAGACGGGGTTGTAGTTGCCCGTGTCCGGGCGTGCGATACCGTAGGCCGCCGTGCCATACGGCGCGCCGCCGTAGCCAATGTTGACCGCCGCGTCCTTGGTTCCGCCGACAAACGACGTCGGCGTGATGTTGGTGATGGTGTTGCTGGCGAGCCCGACAAACAGCCCCAAGTGACTGCCCGCGGCAAACCACCGGTCGCCACTCAAGTCGCGCCAGGCAAGGGCCCCGCGCAGCGGCTGGTCTGTCACTGTGACGCGCGTCAGCCACCCGCCGACGGGTTGCATGGTGCCGTCGGTCCAGCGCACGAGGGAAGCGTCGCGCCACCGGCCCGCGCTCTGCAGGTCGGTCCCGTTGCGGTAGACGCCTGGCGGCAGCTGTAATGGGATCAGGGGCATGTGGCGACCGTCTCATTGTGAACGACGATGTCGCGCAGGAGGCGCTCATCGTTTTCTGCGAGCCAGTCTACCACACCGTCGCCCCCGATGTATATCGGGCGCGCAGTGGCGCAAAACTCACTTGTTGACGCCACGCACCCAGTGGCGAGCGCGAGACTTGAGAGTGTCACGATCCAAGGCCTGAACCTCATTCTCGATCTCCTGAATTTCCTGCACCCGGCGCAGTGTCTCCCGGGCGGCGTCAGACTGCGCCGAGTGCCGCCCGAGCCTGGCCGCCAGCCACAAGACCGCAAGCAGCGTGCCTACGACCAGAACGACAATCAGCGTCGTCACTTGGGCGCGCGCTTGGACATGATCGACCAGACAGCCACGACGAGCGTCGTCACCGCGCCGCCGACCGTCATCATCGTCTCCGCGTCAATCAGGCCCTGGCCTACGAAGTAGCCGCCGGCGGCGGCGACAAGGGCGCGGACGATGCCGCCAATCTGTTCGTGTGTCATCGGTCGTTCCTTCAGTTGCCCGGGTAGACTTTCCGGTCCAGTTCGAAATGGGGGTAGTCTTTGAACTTCCGCCAGTCGCCGCCGTAGGTGAGGGCGACATTCTTTTCCTTCGCGGCGGCCTTGATGGCGTCGGCGATCGGCAGCATCAGCCGCACGTTCGCCATCTCCTCGAAAGACACTTTGCCGTCCTTGTTGATGTCCACCAAGGCGTAAAAGTCGAAGGCGTGGCCGTATCCGTCGGCCTGCTTCAGGTGTCGGCTTTTGAGCGTCTTGCTGGCGCCGATCCGCATAAGCTCCTTCTGGCGCTCCAGCGTGCGCAGCCCTTCCGTCACGACAAGCATGTGCGGGCTGGTTTGCAGCGCACGGTTCAGCACGAGGATCAGGTCAGGGTGCAGACCCTTCATGTTGTCTATACTACGCTGCGTCCAGGTTCTCATGTCACTCTCCGAAGATCTTGACCACGAAAGCCAAGCCGGCACCGAGGACCAGCCAGAACACTTTGTCGAATAACCCGAAAACGACGCCGTGCCTGGCGGAGCCGCTTTCAATGTCTGTCAGGCGGGTGTCCAGCCCGTCGTGCCGCAAATCGTAGGCGTCCATTCGTTTGAAGAGCGTGACCATACGCTCCTCAATGCGGGCCATCGTAGTGACGACCTTGGTCAGCTCGTCAATCTTATCACCTAATTTATCCAAGTGCTTCTCCACTCGGTCGAACCGCGAATCTTCGGCCATAATGTTAAGATTTCATAATGTAGCAGAGGGCGTAGTACGGCGGCAGGTTTTCGTGTGCGGTGCCGCTTCCGATAGAAGATGATGTCGCGCTGAAGGTGTGGGTGTGGTTGGCCGAGACGCCGCCCGTCGTGAAGGTATGGGCGTGTGCGCCGCCTGTGTTCGTACTCGCGCTGGAGGCTGGCCCGCCGCGCGTCTCGGATAGGGCCCCGGTACCGCTGAATGTCCCGACGCCCTCGTATGTGTGCGTGTGGCCGGGGTCGGTGGAGGTGGTGCCGCTGTGGGTGTGGTCGTTCGAGACAGTACCCGTGGTGCCGCTGACCGTGTGCGTGTGTGCCGGAAGGTTAGCTTCCGCGAGGGTAACAGTGTTCGCGCCGCCAGTGGCCCCGACGGCGTAAGTTGTACCGGCACCAACGACAAAGCGGTCGCGCAGGTTCGGCGTGCCGCTCGTGCCGTCACACAGCAGCCACCCAGCAGGGATCGCCGCGGCAGATCCGGACCAGATAATGATGCCGCCAGATGGGAAGCTGGGGGCCACTGCTGCTGCGTTTAGTTGCGCCGCAGTAGCTGTGACGGCAACTCCGCCGATCTTCCACAGCCCCGTTGACAGGTTTGGCTTTGCCAGTTGCGCCCCAGTGCCGCCCAGCAGCGCGTCAACGGCATCCAGATCCGCATTGATCTTGCCGCCCCACGTGTCCGCGCTGGCCCCAACTTCGGGCTTCACCAGGGCGTAATTGGTTGTCGTCGAGTCTGCCATCTAAGTTACCCCCGTGGCGCCTTACGGCGCGCCGCGTCTAGTTTTCATGCGAAGCCCGGATCCGCCCCACTTGGCATCCTCCGAGCTGGAATTGAGCATATCGAGCGACTGCTTGAACAGGCTCTCCCACACCACCAGCCGCGCGTCATCCTTCAGGTATGGCGCGGCGTGGATCAGGGATCCGTACAAGTAGGCGTCCGGCGCCTCGCTCAGGAGCCAGTTCGTCGTGTTGCTGACCGACAGCGCGGGTAGCCTGCCATAGTATACCATCGCGGCGGCGTAGGTGTCGTCCGGCGTCGGCAGCAGCTCGATCTGCCCCGCGGTCAGCGCGTAGTGGGTCGGCCGGCCTGGGGTGTCGGCCCGATCGGCGCGCATCTGCATCATCTGCGCGACGCTGATCGGGGCCACCTCGCTCGTGGCGCCATCCGTCAGCTGCAGGCGGATCGGCTGCAGGAAGGTCGCCGGCAGGGCGGTGTATTGAGACGTCAACGACAGCGTCCCGCGCAGCTCCTGCCGCCAGTGGCGCATGTCGCGATCGATCCGCGCCTCGGCCAGGCGGATAAAGGTCGGAACGGTCGCCGTGAGATCCTCCCGGTTGAGGAAGTCGGCGACGGAGGCCTGCAGCTCGGCGTATGTGGCGATCATTTCTTACCCTTTGCCGTCCTGGCAGACGCCTTGAACGCGGCCGCCGTGGGCGCGCCCTTGGCGCCGGGCTTGCGCATCTTCTCGCCGGAGCCAGCCTTGATGCGCTCCTTTTTGGCGTGAATGTTGCTGTAGAGGCCCTTCACTTCTTGGCCTTCATCATGCACTTGCCCATGGCCTTGCACTTGGCGGGGTTGGGACAGCCCTTGCAGGGCGTGAACTTCACTGGCTTTTTCATTTCTTGCCCTTCCTGGCCTTGCCGGCCTTACTCAGCGCGATCGCGATCGCCTGCTTCTGCGGCTTGCCCGACTTCATCTCCGACCGAATGTTGGCAGAGATCGTTTTGCTGCTCTTTCCGCTCTTGAGTGGCACGACGGTACGCCTCCTTGTAGCTCCGTATGAAGTCTGTTCGGGCCATCACCTGTATCCTAATCTCTTCAGTTCGCGCTCCAGCTCCTGCACCGCGACGTCGTAATCGTCCGTCAGGAGGCCGCCCGTGCCCTGGACAACAGGCGCGCCGGAGGCGGGGTTCCTCGCCATGAATACCAGATCGGGGCGCCCGCCGCTATATCTGGAGTTCGCCGCGATAAAGGCGTCAGTCGCCTCGTCTCCCCAATCCCCGCGCGCGATGTCCTCCGCGAAGGGCAGGCGCGACACCGGCTGGAAACCGCCGCGGGCGTACAGGCCTGGGAGGGCGGTATCGAACGCGTTCAGCCAGGATCCCCCCTCCGGTTCGGACCTGCGCAACACTGCGCCGGAGAAGTCTCTGATGGGGGAGTCCTTCGCCTTAACGACGCTGGCGATCTCCCCGTCAGGCTTGACGACGTACCCCGCATCGCCTGCTGGCGTCATGCCCATCCGCATCCCCGCATACTCGTCGGGGGCGTACACGTCGACAGACTGCCCGATCGGGCCGTGTGACGCGCGCGCCTCGTTCAGCTGGCGGGCAAAGTAGTCTCTCGCGATCGGGTGGTCGGCGACGTCGATCATGCCCTCCCTGAGCGTCTTCGTCACTGGTGCGGCGGTAAGTTTGCCCGCCGGTATGAGGCCGAGCAGCCCCAGGGCGCCCATGCCGACGTCTGCCGCGGCCTGTCCGCCGCGCCCCTGGTACGCGTTCACCGGCGCGTCGGCGAGCCTCGTCGCCTCCCTCGCGCCCGTGATGCCAAGGAGGCCCTCCCGGTCCAGAAAGTCTTGCGAGGCGGGCCGGCCGAACATATTTCCGACCATGTACGGCGGCAGGTAATCGACCGCGGCATCGCGAGCGCGGTCGTACATCGTCCTGATCTGCGGCTCGATCCCGATGTCGGGCACGCCGACCTGCGGGTCGTACATCATAGGCTGCGCCTGGGCCGTATCTTGCGCCTCCTCGGCGGTCCACAGTGGGCGCAGCATGTCGTCCAGGCGGTAGAGCTCATCCTCCTCCGCGGGCCGTATGTCGCCACCCTGCATTATCCCGTACAGGCGGTCGTACGCCTCCTCCAGGCGGGATCTTTCCTCTGGCGTCATCTCGGCCCCGCACGTCTTGGTTGGGTGGCCTGCGCAGCCTGCGCCTCCGCGGCCTGCGCCTCCTCAGGGGACAGCGCCATCAGCCCGCCGCC